ATTGTCTTTGTATTGAGCGTGATTAGTTTTTTTTTTGAGTGATAACAATATAGCCCGGTAATATTACCGGGCTATATTGTTATCCAACCACCTTAGTGGGGCCGAAATATATTTTATTGATATCGGTTTCGATTACGGTCTCGGATATTTGCATGCCGCGTGCGTTGCCGCATGCTATTAGGTTTAGTACACATCCGCCGTTACGATATTGAACTATGTCGTTCGGGGCGAGTGATGGCGTAACCATGTATGTGAAGAATGCGCAACGGTCTGAGCATTCTATCTGTGTACCAGTATTGGTTATGGTTATTTTTCCGGTGCCGGGTACTCGGAGGCCACCGAAACCGGTTGGCATTAGTTTGAAACATGTGTAGTCGCCTGTGATTACTAAATAACCAGTTAATCGCAATTGTCCATGTTCGGCATCGTTTAATGTTGTGGATATTTTTATCGTGTTGGGTTTGGTTATCATTGTAGCGACTTCGAATACACTACATATCTGGTTTATTGTTGTGAACTTTGGTTTAAGCGAGTCGGCGACTATTTCTATGGTTTGTGCGATTTTTGCGGTGTGTCCGCCTATTGTGTGCGGGGTTGCGTTACTTGGAAACGATATCCAACCGCCCCAATTGAGATATGATGTCGCGTTATCATTGCAGATCGAACGGGCGCATGCCCATAGATTGCCTTCGTTATCGAATTCGCCGGCCTCGTATTCGCCGATGTGTCTCGACATGAGTAGATCTGTGCCCATACAATTGTACCATTGCAGTGTCTTGGTGCGTACGTCGTAGAGGTACGCGAACATACGTGTTGTGTAGCCGAAGATCTTGTTATTGTATGCGCTGATACCCTGTCCCATGAAGTCGTTACCCGTTGGGCGGGTACCTATGATAGTGGTGCTGTAGTCGGTCATGTTTATTTCGTAGATGTTCGGGTTATTGCGGCATATGCAATATACTTTGTTGGTGATCGGATCTTTGGTGATACCGGCTATGCCGTTTAGCGGTATGGGTATGTTAACGCTGGTGTTGAAATTGTTATCGTACGCCAGTATGCCGCTATAGTCGGTTGCCCCGTCTAAGGTGATGGGGGCGACCCATATAGGCGTGCTGGGGGTTGCGGCGATATATGCCATATCGTTGAAATGCCCCGCGTTGATTGTTTTGTCGGTGGTTATCTCGTTGTTGGCCATATCAACGATTACGATTTTTGGTTGCCCGCCCTCGGAGGTAATGTTATTGCAGCCGAAATATACAATGTCACCGTGTTTAAGGGTTGACTGTGCGCCGTAATTGTGTGTGATGAACCGTGCTTGTATGGTCATGCCTGTGACTGTGGATATATCGCCGGTGCTTGCGTCATAGATGTTGTGTAGTAGTTTTTTTGCGTCCGTCGGGTTACTTGCGTTAAGTGCGGCTAGTGTTTGATTGATGTTGTTTGTCCAGTTTTGCGCTTTTTGATCGGTATCCCACTCGATTGCGTTAAAGCGATTAAGTGCGTTATTCGCTTTTTCGTTTGTAACGACGAGTTCGCTTGCGGTGGTGTCTATTTTGTTTTTCAGGGCGCTTGCGGTGTTGCTGTCGGTTACGCCCAGTGCTGTGAGATTGTTGTTTATGGTTTGTGTTTCCGTTATCGCTTGTTTGGCGTTATTGAGTGCAGTGGCGGCGTTATTGAGTGCAGTGGCGGCGTTGCCGTTGATTGCCAGCAGTGTTGCGTCGACCGTGCGTATTGCGCTGTTGTATTGGTCGGTCAACGCGGCGGGGTCGCCGGTGTCGTATAGATCGAGGTTGAAATTATCGGTTGCGCTTGCCATGTTTAGGCCTCCTTGCGGATGTCGGTTATGTGGTGTATTTGTATTTGTATGTCGAGCTGGTGCAGTTTTTTGTCTATGAGTTGCATACTGCGGTTGTATGCGTCGCGTAGGTCTGCCACTGAACCGGTGTCGTATAGTGGCAGATTGTTGAATGGTGTTGTGGTCATGATTTCTCCTTTACTGTATTGGCGGGTAGGGGTTGCCGGTTTGCGGGTCGGTGACGCGCGGCGTCGCGTCATTGAATATGGTGAGGTTGCCGATTGCGGCGGTTTCGTCGGTACGGTGTTTTGCCATGTCGTCCACCGTCTTGGTGGCGACCTGATTGACGCGTGCCCCGAACACCGCGAGTTCGCGATACATGTTGCGCATGGCTATCTTGCTGTCTACATAGGTACCTTGCGTAGGGTCGTAGATCACCATTTTACCACCAACATGCTCAAGATTGTCCAGCAATGCCGCCAATGTTTTTTCCATTGCGCTGACACGTTCGTTTACGCGGTTTTCAAACGTTTTTATGTCCGCGCTCATGGTGTTGATCGCGGTTGTGAGCTTGTCGAAATATGCCGTGATGTGATCGTATTCGCATGCCAGATGCTTTATGATTTCCTCTGTGCTTTTGGCATTCCAGTAGAACGCCGGTATTACGGGCGTGTACGGCCATACGCTGTACAAGGGTAATGGGAACATGTGTGTTTTTGCCTCCTAATAGTTGTTTATGCCGACCGTCCAAAGGGGACTGAAACAGGCGTTTATATGCTCCAATAGTAGCACATCGATGTCCACGTAATCACCTTGACGTATCGCCTTGATCTTATCCATGTAGTTGCCGTTGGTCACGGTCTCATACTCCATGTCTGTGGCATTGCTTGCGTAATCCTGACCGGTTGCAAGCTGCGTCGCGGGGAAATCCGAGAACACGGTTCGCGTCTTGTGCCACGTGTCGGCATCCGACATAAATATTCCGGGGTTTCCGGCTGCAAGCTCGTAGAGCGGTTTGAGTACGGGCATTATTTCGGCGATGAGGCGCAACAGGTGCCGCCGCCATCGGCCCGGCGGCATTACGCCTAGCTCGCGGTCATAATACCGGTTCTCGATCTTTGCGCAGCATCGCGTGTATTGTGTGTCGTCGTATGCCTCATCACGCCATGACCATTGCGGTGTTGTCCAATCAATGCCACCGGCTACGAGCAGTTCCCCTAAGGTGATCGTTGTCACGGCGTGATAATCGGGTACGGTTTCGCCAGGAACAAACGGCGATATCATGTCAGATGTCTCCATTGTCGTTGTCCTCCAGTGCTTCGAGGTTGGTCATGTAATTATAGTTTTTGCTTATGTTGTCCTGATTCCACACCACCTCGATGGGTGCATCCAGATATCGCGCGAAACGCGTGTTGAGTATGTCGCATGCGGCGCGACGTTCCTCAAGCTCGGACAGTGCCCGCAGATCGGTGGGTTCACCGTAATCGTTTATCTCATCCGCCGTCTGCCGCTCCATCTTCATGGGCAGATTCTTGATACCCAGCGACTGATAAAAAGAGTTCCACGTGTTTTGTATGTCGTTCTGTAATTCCATGCCGATATATTCCACGCCGGTTCTGAGCACTTGCGCCTTCATCGAGTCCGTGAAACCGGGCGTTGCCATGATAGCCATCTCTCCGCCTGATATTTGCTTGATGACGTTAACCCCCGCTGTCTGCTGACCCGCCGGGACTTCCAGAATGAACGGTGTTTTCTGGTGGAAACGGTTCTGACGGCGCGTCATGTACAGATCTTCGATCTCATGCGCGAAAAACTCAAGCGTTGGCACCAACGGCGTACGTGCCTTATTACTATAAATAAAGACCCCGTTAGAATTGTTTACGTCGAAATGCCACCCGTTTAGCCCGTAGGATGTCCATTTCCTCGGGCGGTAATACACGTTGAAGCCGGAATTGACAACGGCTTGCGTGGAAAAAAACACACCGGGCTTGCTATGCGGATATGCGATAGTGGCATATCCGTAGTACAACAGATTATACTCAAGAAACCACGCGTTGCACGTTTTGGGCAGATTAAGCCACTTGAAACGTGACAGTGCAATATTGAGCATCTGCGAATAAGCCATATAATACGCCTGTGTGTTGAGTTGCTGCGACTGCTGCCACACCGGCAGCCCTTTTTCGCCGATGGCCGCGCGGGTCGGCGGTTGCTTGTGCGTGCGTTTACGTCCCATATATAACACCTTTTTTCGCTAGTTGATGTTCGCGGCGAGATAATCGCCGCCTATTTCGGTGGGGTCATTCCAGATTGTAACACCCGCCGCGAATCGATCACGTATCGCGTCCAGTGCGTCGTTGGGGGCGATGTCGTTGGTGAGCCACACATCACCAGCCCTCCAATACGTGAAATGCCTGCACGCCGTGAGATCCGGTCTGTTATAGAGTTTGTTGCTTGCTATGCCGTATCGCAACATGTACATACCGGCTTGCATCAACGCGCTTTTCGTCTGTGTGCGCACTTTTATAATGTACGCCCTTTGTGCCATTTCATCCGGCCACGGGTCGCCCGAGTACGCACCGACCGGCGCGGGGGGTTGATTGTACATGTCACGATACGTGTTCGTCGTATTGTCACGTGTTGTAAGCATACTGCGCTTCGCGTTCGTCACGGCCTGATCGCGCGTACGTGCCGCGTTGCCGGTGGCGGTGTCGTATGATGCCGAGGCGTTGCCGTTGGACGCGTTGACGGTGTTGGCGGTCATATCGGTAGCCGCCGCCGTTGCGAGTTGCATCGTTTTCACGGTTTGCGTGTTGGTGCGTATCGTCGTTTCCGTCGCCTGTGTCTTGGCGTGCGCCGTCTGATCCGTATTGGCCGACGTGGCTTTGTTCGCCTTGGCATATGCCGCGTCATTGGCCGCCTTATTGAGTTTTTCGCTGTTTGTAATGGCGATACCTGTATTGTAGCCTTGCAACGCCGCGCCGCTAATGGCGGTCGCTAGACCGGTGGCGGCACCGCCGCTTGCAACGGACAGCGCCGTACCGCCAACCGACCCTATCATGCTTGTGACGGATGAAATGGCGTTCGTTTGCGTATTCGTGACATATGTTTCGTTCATGAGTGTTACATCCCAGTCACGATCGGCTCTTATTTTGCTGTTCGCGGTTGCGGTGTCAGCGTCGAGGCGTGTTGTCGCAGCATCGAGTATGTCATTACGCGTGTCAACGGTCTCATCGGATATCTTCTGATCGCGCAAGACTCCGCGTGCGGTGTTGGCCGTCTGCGCGGCGTTCGTGCGTGCGGTGTTGCCCCGTGCCGTGGCCGCGCTGATATTGGCGTTATCCCGCGCGGTGTTGGCCGCTTGCGCGGTGTTTTCATACGCGGTTATCGCGTTCTCGCGGTTTTGTCTGATCGTGCGATTGTAGTTCGCTCCGCGATATGCATCGATATTACGTCTTTGTAGCGCATACGTGGGGATATCGTATGATATGAGTGTTGTGAGCGCGTCCGCATTGGGCAGATGTCCGCTTATGGTCTCGCCTGTGAGGTTGCTCACGGCGATAGTGGTGCTGCCGTCCGCACCGTATCCATCCAGATACGCGGCCTGTCGCACGAGCGGATACGCAACGGATACCAACGTTCGTACGCTGAGCCGCCCGCAATCCTCGATATTGATCGTGGTTGCCTTACCCCACGTGTCCGTGATCTCCAGTACGCTGTAGGGAGATACGTACAGTTTGGCCACGTCGGCGACTTCAGGCGGCATATCGAAATCCTCCGGGGTCAACGTGATGTCACCTAATGTACGCTCCGTGTCTATGACGGTCATCCATGCGACACCGTTGACCATGACGGGCGCACTGGTACCGCGTACGCACATGTCCGCGGACACCACGAAGCACGCGCCTATGCCCGAAGTGATATGCGGGTAGTACGCGAACAGATCATTAATGTATTCGCCGGTTACGTCGCTTGCACGTAGCGCGAACACAGTCCAGTTGTTCGGGGTGCGTCCGCGCTCTGACGCATAGGACGTGCCGAGCGTACGGCACCCGCTCACGTCTATGCCAGCGGTGCCCCACGTCCATGATGACACGGTGCCGTCGTTCGCTCCGTAGACAGGTTCGGTGGCGGTTATGTCGGCACCGCGCGTGCGTGCCATCTCCTTCAACCTGATCGCGCCGAACGCGCACGCGAAACACACGTACCGTTCGCCGCCAGTCAATCCGGTTGCCTTGATATCGGTGATGCGGTTGGCCGCGCCGCCGTAGTTGACATCTGGTGCCAGCAGATCCGCACTGTTTTCGCGCGGGTTCTCCAGCAATTTTTCAGGTGTTGTCTCGACTAGTGGCGCGTGTCCCCGTTCGAGCATTAGTCCGTTGATCGTGGTTGTATTGATGTAGTCCGTCCACATGTCACGTTGCAGCATGACGGTGGTGGTGTTGGGTGCCTCTGCCGTGATATCCGTGATGTAATAGTGGTATCTTGTCTGGCAGTCCGATTGCTGTAGCGGTGATTGCAGTATATCCGGTGTAAAATCTACCACGATATAGTTATAACGTTGCGCGGTCATGTACGGTACTGGTATTTTGATTCCGTCCGTGTCGGCGCGGGCGATATACATGCTGGTGTCAAGATGCACGGTCTCGCCGTCCAGTGCGTCGAACCACGCATCACGCTCGGCATCGTCGCGGAACTTAACGGCATCGTGGCCGTCGTTACGCCATTTTACGTGGCATAGTTTTATCTTGGTTTTCGGTGTCCACATATTATAATCGTATGTGTTGACGTACTGCTCATACACATGTACGTCAGCGCCGGGAAACGCTGTGGCATTATCCAAGTGCGGAAATTTCATATATGCCTCTTTTTTTCGCAAAAATAAAATAGGGGTGCCGGTGTTACCCGGTACCCCGATACTAGCATGTTACGACGCTACACTATTTTACGGTGAACGTGCAAGTCGCCGTATGCGTCGTCGTCTTGTCGTTCGGGTTGACGTATGTCGCCGTACCCGTCACCGTGATAATGTCGCCTGCCGTCAGCCCGTCGCGCTGCACGTGCAAACGAGCCTGATCGTCGACAAACGTGTTGACGTTGAGGTCAAACGGCGCGCCGTGTGTGTCGTCGCCGCTTGCGGCATGGTTCGCCGCAACCTCGTACGTCGCCGCGTCCGGTGCCGTCTGAATGGCGGTGCCGGTGGGTTCCACGGTGGCGGTTAGCCTGGGCATGAGCTGTACCACGTCGCCCGCCTTGACATCGCCCGTCTCCGAGGTCAGCGTGAACCCGGTCACGGTCTGTGTGACCACCTTAATGGAGGTGCCCGTATCAGTGGTAAACAGTGCGCATGGCGTGAACGGGCTTACGCCGTAAACGCCCCAATGATTAAGATACAGCGTGTTGGTCAACGTCTGCGGGTTATAGAATTGTGTTGTACCGTACACGGTGTCACGCACCTGATACCAGTCCGTCGACACAAGCAATGCCACAGCGCCCGCAATACCGAGCGACGGCACCTGTATGATGCGATACGGGACATCCGCCTTATCCAGTTGGAACACCGCGCTCAATGCGTCAACGTCAAGCGACGCGAGATATTCCGGCTCGATCAGCAGCGCCATCTGTTGGGGATTGGCGTAGGCCGGAATGTCGGTTACATTCAGCGCGTTATACTGGGTGGAGGGGAATTGCATACGTCCAGCCGTCGAACGAAGCGCCTTGAGAAGCGTCTTGGCGGTCGTTTCATCGGACGGGATGGCATCGAGATGAACCTTGTAGAAACCAAGATTCTGCTCGTAATGACGTATCAGCGCGAGCATTATATTCATTTCGTCGTAGTTGTCGCTGTTTCGCGGGGTCTCCATGATCTGCGCGACGAAACGGTTCAGCCCGAAATCGTCCACGAATGCCTGGCGAAGTTCGTCATCCGTCCATGATATAGGGTACTGATCACGCCTGTTCTGCTCGTAAAACCACACGGCGGCTTCCGGTCGGTGCATCTTCAACAGCTCTTCGGCATCGTCTTTGTATCCGTGCGCCTTAATCCATTTCACGGCGATTTCCTGTACCGTCGAACCCCAATACAGGTTCTCTTTTTTGAAAACGTCAAGGGGGTTCTTGAAGGGCTCGTTCTGCGCCATCACCGTGAGGCCGATACGATTAACCATGTTCCAGACACAATCATTGAGGTATTGCCGGTTCATCGGGTCGAACAGGTATCGCATGGTGTTCGCGACACCGGTCTGTGTGGCGCTCGGTATGCGTTGCTGATAGTCGTCGGTGCCCGTCAGGCGCACCTTGTCCAATATGGTCGCGTTATCCACTGCCATAGCATCCTCCTATAGTATTAGAGTGTGTAATCGAGGTTTTCCAAGTCGTCCGCCGCTGCCTTGGCGATGGCCTCCGTCACGTCGTCATCCGTTTCCTTGACGGTCGCCCCGTTTTCGATCATCTGCGCCACGGAGTCGGTGAAATTATCATAGATGCCGTCTATGCGTTCGTTCATCGCGTCGAGCTTGTCCAGTACGCGTGCGAGCATGTCGCGGAGATCGTCGAACTCGCCCGCCCGGTGCGCTTCGTCGGGGGTGAGGTCATCGCGCTCGGCGGTATCCCTTTCCTCGGTGGTTTCGTCATCCATTATTTTTTCCTTTCATATATGAAAAAAGTCGTACCGGCTAACGAATACCGAACCGGCACGACTTAAGATTAGCATACTTGCAACATGATTCATAACGATGAGCGGCGCGTTTCTCCCTCACGGCCATATCATTGGCGGAGTCAACCGTGGCTATCAATGATAATGTTTTATCGCCCCTCGCTACGACACCTTGCGTATGCCGTAATTATTTTACACCAAAATTTCTAAGCATTGCAATTACGGCGTGTTGTGTTATCACCGTGTCATAACGTAGATATCCTAATGCATAATATGACGTAAGATTTCTGATTAAGTCTTTTGCGACACCCGCCGTAAGATAATTAAGTTTATTATCATCCGTCGTAATTGCGAAATATGGTACATGTGTACCCCCGTCATATTTTGCGGATATGAAAACATATCCGCAACGTAAGTCAACATAAACGCCATACTCATGACGCAACCAACGGAAAACATAAGTAAGTTTAGCGTGTTTGTGCGGTTTTTCAATAAAATCAGTGTCATGATGCTTGAATTTATTTTTAGCGGTGACAGCATCGTTATTTTTCATCATGCGTCCCGCAACTGTGTTTTTCGTTTTCTGTTCAGCGTATTCAGCGTCTTCAACATAATCGAACACACACGTTTTACCACCAAGCCATTGCAGACCGAAATCAGGTTCTAAGGGCACATCATAATGTTCAAAATATGGGTTATATGCGTCGCACGCATTACCCAATAAAAAAATTCGCGGCTTACGTAGCTTGTTATCGTCGGCGCGTTCACGCGTGACGGTGTCTACAAGATTGGCTAATTGTTCATATTCGTTGCGCAAATAATGGTGATATATATCGTCGGGTTCTATGATAACTTCGTCCATGCAAATATTACGTACATTAACATATGTGCTTTTCTTCTTCTGCTGCTGTAATGATAATGGGATGAAATAACCACATGTCCGCCATTTTTTATCACCATTACGACATATTTCAGCCACATTGTTACATACTCTAAAATCGTAGCCGGGAAAAATATTGTCCTTTATTATCTTGTCAAAATATTTTGCCGCAACGTCGTTGTTTTCTTCTCGATACCTTGTGACCTCAACAAAACAAATATTGTTTTTAATATAATCCTCTACCATGTACCGACGTACACCGTACGTTTTACCGAGACCACGCGCACCGATTATAAGATTGACATCCGCGTTACGCGGTAATATCTGAGTTTTAAGCCTGTCATAGTAGTATTTCGCCATCCATGCTCACAATCTTTGGTGTTCCATCCCGCAAAACCAATTCGCGCGGTATCGTGTTCACAGATCTATTATACACAGATCGCAAATACGTTATGTTCTCCGTATTCGCCTGTTTGTCGGACTCGCCCAGCCATCGCCCCGACGGATACAGCCCGATGGCCTCCGGCGTATCCACATGCGCCGTCTCGCCGCGATAGTCCGTGACATCACCTGTATAACGATCGCACGCATGCGGCCTATTGCGTTGCAAGGTGTGACATATCTCGTAATCTACCAACACGTCATAGCCGAGCGACATTTGTACGGTTTCCGCGAAACCGTGCCCCGCATGCATGACATCGGCCACGAAGTCTTCAATGGTGTACATGCCGTCCGGGCGCGGGAGCCCGGCGCAAGTGACATGTACGCGCCCTTTCCTGTCCAAACTAACACGTGCTTTGTTCCACAGTTCCATGTGTTCGGCGTAGCGCGTGGCACCGCCGCAGTCCTCAACCTCGAACTTGCCTATATGGTATAGCGTTGAGGCCATGTCGGGCGCGGTGTTTCGGACACGTCGCATGGTGTTGTTGATCGCGGTTTCGATCGCGTCATGCAGCGGTTTGAGCGCGTTCAGCAGTTCCACGTCGCTCACGTCGCCATCGCAACTGATTTTTAGGCTATCGGTATCGCCGCCCGTGACCGTTACGCGTTCACCGAAATGCCGGTATATCAGCATCATGGCTATCAATAGGTGCATTCTGCTTCCGCCTACGATTCGCATTCCGTATGTGTATAGTACGCGTGGTGTTTTCGGACGTTTTTTCGCGAAACTCTCGGGAGTGCAGACAGTGGTTTTATCAACTTCAAGTTCGCCGGTTTCCGCCACGTGGTAATCAGCTTTCATTACGTCTTGCGCTTGTGTGCCATAAATGCCGTTAAATTGCCCCTTGACAGTCGACCCATAATAGGATTGCAAAAATTTCATGCTCAGTTCGCCGGTTTTCGCGTCATGCGCGATACCCTCGGGGATGGAGTCGGGAATATCGCCCACGTACGGTGTCCCCTCGGTGTATCCCTTAATCAGGTTTTTGACATCGGTTTTGCGTGCAAACAGCATGTTAGATTGCAGCGTGACGTAATCCGGCGGTATTATGGTTTTCGTGGTGCTTTCGCCGTACAATACGTGCATGTCATCATATTCATACACTTGTGCGACATCCCATAATTCAATTTCGTTGACGTGCAACACGCATTCATCGGCGCTGTACAATTTGCCGAAAGCGTATACCGGGTTAACGGCGCTGTCCACATAACCGTGTGCACGGATACTGTTATCCTGAGCCTTCGCACGATCGTTGTTACTGTAATCAGTGCCAGCATGCAATGTGCGCACGAATTTCGACCGTGGGCATATCGCTATACCCCACGACGTGAAACATGTGCCCTTACGAAGTCGCAAATGGCTAAAGCGCACGGCGACATGCAAGCCCAAGCGAAAAGGGTCATCATAATGGCTTAACACGTCATCGAGCGACGTGGCCGCAATGCGCTCGCAAGCGACCTGCAACAATTCAGGCGGTGTAGGCGCGAATTTAACGGGTAGCCTGCGACCATTGATAAATGCGTGATGCATTGACGTGACATCCAAGGACGCGACATTAGGCACGACGACACCGGCGGTTTTAGCGCTCGTAAACGTTAACCCGCCGCGAAAACATGCCTTCCGCAATGCATACGCCTCATAGTTTTTCGGGAACTCTTGATTACACGTCATTTCATACGCGCGTTTCAGTGTAATCCTCTTGCCGCCTTGCAACGTGACGCGCCGCCCGCCGATCTCACGACGCGCCATCTGCCGTACAAGGGATGTCTTGGTCAGTACGCGGCACCCCAGCATGTCGGACGTAAGCCAATGATTAGCACGCAATAGCCATTGCAGATATTGCGGTATCACCTGTACATCACGGCGTGCGTAAAACAATTCATCTTCGGTCAACGGCGTTTCAGGCGTGCGTACAAGCGTATAATCCCAGTCGCCCACCGCCTTGCGCAGCCCGCACGTCTCCCCCATCGCACGCAAACCGCCCATCTCCAGATAAAACGTATCCCAAAAACGACATACCACGTCATTATCAACGCATAGATCAAGCGTGTACACGCTTGTCGCGGTCTGCGCGTTTACGCTGATCGTATACGATCGCGTCAACGCCAGCATGAGTGTTTGCATGTCAAACATAAGATTATATGCCGCGATTACCGGTACATAATCATGTTCGCCGCCATACGCTATAAGATCCTCAATATATGCAAGTGCCTCATCAACGCGCCGATAAAACCGTACATCCTCCGAAGTAGGGTCGTAAGACTCCAAGGGTGTATCTCGCAAATCGTTAAAGATATACAATATCGGATAAGCCCGTGTTTCGGCACCATGTAATATATTAGTCGTCTCAGTGTCAAAGATCGCAGCTATCCTGAAATCTTTACGCGCCGTCATCGTATTACGTCCGGTGTTACCGCTATCAACCATATCGGACTACCGCCCTCGACATCCGTATAATCCTCTAAATCTCCGATGTGCATACGCATACGCTCGGCATATTGCAGCGCTTGCTCGTTGCGTTGCATGATAACGTCGAACAACTCACTCAATGAGTCAGCACCATAAGCACGCATGACGACCTCCAAACGTTTCTCGGGCGGCACGTCCGGGCGTTGCCATACATTTTGTGTGTACCGCCAAAAGATTTTGACCTTTTCGCGGCCGAGATCACCCAGCGCCGAGGGCGACCCCTTGGAGGCCATGCGCATTTCCTGCCGAAAAATGTTAAACGAGCGTCGTCGCTCTCCACGTTTTCCGCCCCCACCCTTCACGGTTTCAGCCTGCCGCACCAGCTTGGCGGCGTTCTCCATCGCACGCGCGTATGCTTCTGCCCGTAATTGTTTATTCTGGACACGTCCGACGTATGTCTGTTTCAGGCCTGTTTCAAGCCGTTGCACGTACATCATTCGTGCATGCCGTTCACTTTCGGGCATCCGCGGTGTAATGCTCTTGCGTATCGTGTTTATCGCACGTTTCACGCGCTTGCGTTTCGCTGTCAGGATATCGGCTTGCTTGCGGAGCCTGGGCATAATACACACCACCTACGATAAAAAGGGTGCCATAACCGGTTATGGCACCCTCATACAGTTTCAACGTCCTGTTTTTTCGTTTTTTTTCGTATTTCACTTGATTTCGAGGGACTTGAGCATACGCCCGCCGCCGAGCGCGGTTTGCTTGACAACAACGGTGAGCCCGTCCGGCGCGTTGAAGTCGGGGAACATGTCAAAAATGTCCAAGACGCTTCGATAAATGCCCTCCGACTGGCTGAAATACGTCTTGCCGTCCTTTGCGAACAGATAGACGTTAGCGCATTTCTGCCCCGTCTGGGCTCGGACACCCGGCGTGACGTACGCGCCCGTGACGGTCAACGGTTTATCTCCCAACGATGCAAGCGATGTCGCGGTGTTTCGCGCGTTGATAATGGCGCGTTTCCCGTCGAACGTGCTAATATCCATTGTGCAGATGCACCGATAGTCGTTCACAACGGCTTCCATTGCCTCATTCGTGGTGTTATTCATTTGTTCAATTTCCTGTGCCATGATTGCATCCTTTTGTTACTCGTTGTCGTTGTCGTTGTCGTTGTCGTTGTCGTTGTCGTTGTCGTTGTCGTTGTCGCTGATCGGTGTCGCGTAGCGGAAAAACGTCTCGGCGGGCATTTCGTAAACCGTTTTAGCTACCTTGATGTCATCCACCAATACATTATACAAACCGAACTTCATCAGCGCTTTCGCGGCTTGCTCAACAGTGCGAATATTGCTATCAATAATAATAGACTGCTGATTTCCGTCATGATCAATATACACGACCGTACTACTGGCGCGCGTCTTTTTGATATTCCTCATTATATTTCCTTTTTTCTTGATTTATCAACGTTTACGTTGACGTAAAATATATTACACAAAAAAAATCGGCGCACGCAAACGCGACACGCCGATTTTTTAATATATATATTAATGTATCAATAACGCAAAACCTGACCCGGATAGATCAAGTACGGGCGACTAATCTTATTAATCTTAGCGACACGCGGCCACTTAGACCCAAAAATAGACCACAAGCACTCACCAGCCCTAACGGTATGAGTGCGCGTATTAGTAGATACGTTATGCTTGTTCGGTCGCTTGTGCGGGCGTTTACGGTCACCAATCGCGTAAGCGTCCCACTGCCACCGGGCACCCCGGAAATAATCAAGATCGATCGCACCGGCATAACCGGCAACACGCCCGTTGCCCGTATACTGGCGCATGGCCTCACCATACACGCCATAACGCCACGGACGCGACTGCCAACCAGTAACGACATTGGATGCGTACTGTGCAACCCACACCCCGCAATGCCGACGAACATACGCGCTAAGCTGCCGCAACGCGGAAGCCGGTATATATATAACAGGCCAAACACGTGTGCGTTCGTACACACGTTTCACCCAGCGATCAACCCACGAGCCATTACCAAACTGGGGGTTATCATCATACTCCCAATCCAGCGCAAGCACCGCACGGCCAACATACTTCGCCGCCCGATCAACGAAGAAATCAGCCTCACGACGCGCATCATTACCCATAGCATAATGATACACGCCTATACTCTTACCGGTGCCCGCCGCACGTACAAGCTGATAGTCCGCAACCTGACTGACACCATTGCGCAAACACGTATTGTCAAACCCACCGACACCCCACGTGACCCCGGCCACGACAAAATCAGCGTTAAGCTTACCCGTATCTATATTACACTGCCAGTTGCTTACGTCAACACCGCGCATATCCGCACTAGCAGCCGGCGCAAATATCATTAACGATACGCAAAAACATGTAATTACACTATGCATCAACCGACGTATCATCACCGTTCTCCTCCCTCAACAAGCTTATAAGCTCCTCCGTCAACACATTATTTTTCGTCACAAGATCGTTAAAATTTCTAAATGTCGTAGCGATAAACCACGCCATAGCGCAACACGCCACAATCGGGAACCCAACACTGCCGACCATGCTCACAATATCGCTAATATTCATAACACCTCACAAAAAAAAAAAACCGTGACGCATCGAACAATACGTCACGGCCTAATATATCAATAACCATATACATGTAGCCTATCCGGGAATCGAACCCGGCACACACATTTTATAAGAATGCCGCTCTAACCAACTGAGCTAATAGGCCAAATAACACTATATCACATCAGACACCTCACATCTACACTCTCATATCTCAGCATATAAACTAAATCCGCATAATGAGACATAACAAAATCAAACAAACCTTCATATTCCGCCGCACTATGTGCAGACACTCTCGCAGCACGACGCACACCCTTACACAAAGTACCCGGAATATACATATATCGATACTCACGCATTACACCACTCCTTTA